ATAATGATTTTTCTAATCCGTTGGTGTCTAGGTCATATAACCATACGTCATTATTATTAATGTTGAGTGTATCTATATCTATACTTTCATTATTGCTAGGATTATTAATAACAAAACTACCAACGTTTAACGACCCTTGAGTAAAATTAAAAAAGAATCCAGAGCCTGTACTACCTGCACCGTGTCCATCATTCCTATACACACAAGCAGGATGATTTCCAACTTTAGGTGCTTCTTCATAGATATATGATTGCCCAGTGAATGTTGTGCTGGTTATCTCAAAATTCATTGTTCTTCCAGCAACTGTTTTACTAAAGGCATATACTGGTACATCAGTATTAGCACCATTAAATCTATACTGGCTTGTAGGAATTCCGTAAATCGTTGCAGACGCAGCTGGGCTTCCGAACTGTTGTGTAGAAGGAAATGCAGCATTTAATACTTTTGTAAATTGGTCATTCCAATTGGTATTGCTAGGATCATTCCAAGTGATGTTTTGGTTGGCAATATTTCTACCATTACTATCAAGTACACTTTCTGTAGTCTGTACCGTGGTAAATTTTAATAATCCTTGCCCTGCTATATTGCGCTTGGCATTATAACTGATCAATCTTGCTAGGCGTAGCACACTGTCACGACGTTCTGCTAGTTCTAAGAAATTTTCACGAGCATTCAAGTCAACACGGAAAGCTATGCTTTGGCCCAGGAATGCAACTAGATCTATTAGGGCAAGGTATTCGCTAGACTCGATATAATCGTTAAAATCTTCAGGGTAGTTAGTACGCAGATACTGGATCATGGTTCTACGTAGGTTCTCAAAGTCATAACTTTGAAAATCTGCGTTGCGAAAACTCTGATAGATTTTCTTCCAATCTTGGGTAATCAGCAGGTTATTTTGTCTATCGGTTGAACTCATATATGATCCTAATATGGTATTTATTTGATTCTAATATGTGTGTAGTTAATTAAGCAACCAATAAACCGTTAGCTTGATCGAACTGCAACTGCAAGGTTTGCTGTATATTATAGGTCACATATTTTAATGTACATTGTATCTGTATACCTTGATCATAGCTAGATACTATAACATTTTCTGCCTGCACTCTAGGATCGCTATTGATTATTTGATTGACATTTTGTAGGATTAAATCCTTGACCTGAGCAGTCATAGGTTCAAATATTAGATCCCAAATAATAGTTCCATATGTAGGATTCATTAGGCGCTCGCCCTGGCGAATATGAAAATTATTCAACAAGTCCTGCTTGATTAGTTCAAAGTCATAGAGATTATAGTTTTCAGTCTGAGTGCTGACTGTGCTAAATCCCCTGTATTTTTTAGGGCCTAGACTATCTGGCTGGCTAGCTGACTTTAAAACTATCTTGTCATATAGTGATGAATTTGAGCTCATTATGCATTTCCTGTATTAGTTGTTGTGGGTTCTGTTTTACGTTGTTTACTGAATGTGTCCGTAGTTGCTGTATATGTTTTAAACAGTGCAGGTGCGGCAATATCATCCATGATATCCCTATCAGTTTTGTCTGGTGTAAACAGCGTGGGATCTAGATTTTCATGGCCGGCCCAAGGTTCGTGTGCTGGAATTCGTTGCATGATGCTGGTTAGTCCGCCTAGATTTTTATGTGTGCTCAGGGCTGTAGGAGCAGTAGCTTTGGAAGCAGTGCTAGCCGGCGGGCCGTTCATGTTTATCTTATCAGCAGATTCTGTATAATTTCCGCCAGCATTGACATCTGTATTCTTTCCAGATGTGTACAATGCATTTGACGAAACGTTCACATTGTAGTCTCCGCTTACAGTTAGATTAGTAACATCTCCAACTGTTTCGTCTTTAGTGCCTTTAACTTGGATGGCTTCGTTGCCGCCGACAATAACAGTTCTATCACTGCCTGATTCAAACTGGTGTTTGCCTTTAGCTTTGACATTTACGTTTCTGCCGGCTTCCATATTAATGTCTCGATCGGCATAGAGATTTAAATCATTGGCCGAGTGTATACTGATACTATCCTGTGCAAAGATATCAATTTTGCCATTACTGGTCAATTCAATCCAAGTAGTTCCCTTGGCGTTGCCAATGTATATTAAGTCTTCACTATTGTGTAGTAGTATTTGATGCCCTGTCCGAGTGCGTATACGAACCAGTTCATTATGTGGAATATTGACATTGCCGTCTGATTCGCCTTGTTCAATTTGAGAATACAACGGTGGGCCTGAACTGGCATCAGTCTTACGAAGATATTTGTCATCGCCATCGTCCATTATAAAAGTAGTTCCACCAAGGCGACTTACCGGAACATTATCTGCCTTGTTACCTTCTGTACCTGTGCTTCCTCTGTTGGCATTGACATTTTTGTCTGCAGGTCCGGGTGTTGATATTCCAAATATTGCACTAGGTATTTCACGACGTGATGAGCTAGTAGTTATACCTCTAATATCGTCCAACAACAGCCCCTGATTACCCAACACTGCTGCAAAGGGATGAACCGGTTTAGCTATTTTATTAACATCGCTTTCTGTCTCATGTATGCTTTTATTGTATTCTGCAACAGGCAACCGAGGACTGTTACCTGCCGCATCTTTTTCTAATGTAACGCTTGATCCATTTAAAAAATTAACTGTATCGCCCACCATACTAGTGGTATAAGTTGTAGCGGCTAGACCAGGTGTTGAGAAATTAGTATCATCAGGCGGAATGCATCCTATCCAATAGCCTTTTCCGGGATCACCGTTTAAGAAAATAACCACAACTAGAGATCCCACATCTGGAGGAATCATCCACATGCCATAGCTTTTTTGTGTGCCGTTATAGTCATCGCTATTAGCATCTGTACTATTATAGTCTGGACTTGTAGCCCCAAAGAAAGGAGACATCATCCTTACGGTTTTTGTTTCAGTAGGCTGAAGACTGTTACCAACAGGCCTTAACAACTGAACAATTAGACTGCCCATATTTTGTGGATCAGTATGCCCGACTACTATTGCTGTACAGGGCTCAGCCGGCATTGCCGGTTGCGTACCGCTGTTAATATCTGTATTGTTAGAATCTCCCATTAGCCTTCACCCCATCCGTTATTGCCAATTACATTGCCTTTGGTGTCTAGTGTAGGAGTATTCCCACCTGTATTGTTACTAGATGTTTTTGGTACTTCAGATTTACTGGTTAGTAGACTAGCAGGATTTGGCGTTCCTTTAAAGTCTTGCCCCGGTCTACGGAATGCCTCAATAGTTTGCGTAAACGAGTTTTGAGTAAATGTGCTGGTCACTGTATTAACTTTATACAATCCGCTAAATTGTTGAGCAAGCACAGTGGTTTTTAAATCATATAATCCTGTGGCTTGATTAATATCAGTAGGAGTTCTAAAATTGATTACTACATCAATTTCTCCATTGGTGTAGTTGACATCACCATCTTTGGTGACATTGATATTGCCGCCGTCACTAGCTGCGGTATAATTTCCTATACCTGTGTTAGTGATAAAAAATGGATCGCCTGCAATGTCAAAAGTTATGTTGCTCATATCCTGACCGTTTAATAGGGCATCTTGGAAAGCTCGTCCTGCTCTGACTGCTTCATTTTCTCCCCTAGATCCGCCCTTGTTGTCTGTACTGGTTGTAGTTTTAACCATCTTTGACTGTCCAGGTTGTGATCCAGGTTCTGCTATAGCAGTCGGTCCGCCCGATGGTATGGGAGTATTTGCATTTGGATTTTCTCCCTTATCTGATCCCGATGTTTGTTTTTGACTTTCCGTACCGTCGTTTCGCTTGTTAGCATCGGCGTTGAACATGTTATAAAAACTGTTGTCTATGGTTATTTCAAATTTTAAAAGATCAACGTTTTTACCTGTATAGATATAGTTGTATTGCTTAGGTGCTTGTTTTTTAAGATTATCAAATCCTGGGGGTGGGGAATTTGGAGCCATTAATCTACTAGCATGCACTAGATAAGGGACTACTCTATATACAATAAGTTTAGGTACCTGGCCTGTAACACCCATATTGGCCAGACTAGCTATATGATATGTTTGTACATCGATTCTCCACCATGGACGCATACCTTCTTTACTCAGTAGGGTTGGATCTAGTGCGGCTTTAGGAATATCGCTTTTTAACAACACTTGGTTTATAACGTTGATAACATCACTACTTTGATTGAATTGCATAACCGTCATACCAGGTTGGCTTTGATTTTGTGATCTATCCCAGTGGCCTGGAACTCCGTTAGCATCGCTCACCCATACTGCATTTGCATTAGGAAAAGGTGCTTGACTAGCTCTGGTTACATCAAATCCTAGGCTGGCTTTTCCTAGAGCATTTACATCGCCTGGTTTTTGAATTAGTGTTGTGTTTGTACTTTGACTACTTCTGCTGACTCCTAACGAATTAAACAACTTGGGATCAGATATCTGTTGTGTAGCGTTGACAGTGGCTGTTGATTTACTTTCAACTTGTCCCGATAACGCACCTGTTCCGGCGGCTGCTGTTGAAGAATCCGATGGAAATAATATTAATATTTCATCAGGAATTGATATTCCGCTGTCTTTAGCTTGTTCGGTTTTTCTAGAATTCAAAGCTGCCTGCAGACTCTTAGGTCCACTTTGTAATATTTCTTGTACAGATCTACCCTCTATACTTACATCACTAAGAAGATTTTTTTGACTGTCTTTTAAACCTTCACTATTATGGATGACTCCTTCAATATCATATTCACTGCCGGCGGCAGTTACTTTCATATTGATAGTGTTGAGTTTAAAAGTAATGAATTTTTTAGAGCCAGGTACATTAACCATAGAGCCTGTTTCTGTATTACCCCTAAATTCTATGGTTAACAAAAATGGTGCTTCATTATAGTTCGAGTAGCCTTGTTTTTTTGCAATAGTCTGAGCAGCTATCATAAACATGCCCATGCTGTATGGTTCTATGATTTTAAAATTAAGACTGGTTGAATTTGTGTTTGCTGTACTAGGTGTGAATCCCATCTGCCCCACAATTACCACGTTATCAATATAGAAATCAAATTTACCGCCTGGTATCGACACACGATTGTTCGGACTTCCGCTACCACTTTTTAATAGTAGTGGGGGAATCTTACCTGCCATATAACTTTGTAAAGGATAATTATAACTATTTGCGTCGAGACATCCTAAACTAAAAATAACATCATACGTTGCATAATCGTGTAGAATATTTTTCATTGGCAACTTATATTTTGCCGGAGTTGAACTTGATCCTACACCACTAAGTAGGCCGCCGAGACCTTGTGCTATCGATGATATTGCCGATAATGCTCCTGAGACACCGTCAACTATTCCTGATAGAGCAGATACCGGGCCGCTATCTAATAAACTTTTAGCTGATCCGGTTACACTGCTTACTGCGGTAGTTGCTTTATCTACTATGCCTGGAATACCGTCTAGACTCATATTATAATCCCAATGCTAGAGTTAATTGACTATTTTTAGGAATATAGATTTTTGTGCCTGGCACAAAATCAAGTATAGGATCTTGTAGAACATCAAGATTTCGTTGTATAAAAACCCACCATAGGGATGAATCTTTATACAGGTCGTAGGCTAACAAATCTGGTCTGTAGGCATACTGACTTTCTATTGTATATAAAAAATCATCAACGGCACTACTAACTGGACGGATAGTTAGTACGTCCAGATAATTTTGTTTTATCGGTGTTGTATACCAAGGACTTGTAGCAGAATATTTTGCCATTTTAAATGTATCCGAATGAGTTATTTAGATAGCCGCCGGTAACAAATCTATCAAGACTGAATTTAAGAACACTACTTCTACTATAGGTAGGCTGAAGCGTAACTGAAAAACTACTCTTAGTCGGCACATGGCTTACTCCGCCACTGGTAGTGCCTCCAACTCCGAATGATCCCAATAGTCCTGCAACTTGTCCCACACCTCCGGCTATGTCGCTGACTACACTGGTTATTCCGCTGAGTCCAGGAATAGCACCTCCTAGTGTATCTGCTAGACCACCTATACTGTCTGCTGTACCTTCTATTGATCCGGCCATACTACCTACTACATTGACTCCGATGTAATCACACTGTGCATCTAATTGTATAGATATATCTGTAACCACTACCGGTACATTTTTAAACACATAATTTCCATACCCGTTAAGCATAACTATCGGAGGAGGATTTCCAGACTTAGGATCATTTCCTGTAAACATTTTTGTTAGGCTGCGTAAATAGTGTACCGCAGCAATCCAGTACAGTCCTTGTGTTTGATCTTCAACATACATTGGTGCTGTGATTGTTATCTTTCCAGGCTCGCTATGTTGATAGGCCTGGAAACTATAGTTTGAATGTGTGGTACTGATAGGAGCATATTTGGCACTGTTGGCAATGTTAATACTAGGAGTGTATGGAAATATTAAACCTCCTGCATCTTTCAAAGGCTGTAGCACAGGACTAGATTTAAAGCTAGTCCAGTTGGCTAAACTTAATCTCACACGCCAATCATCTGCATTAGCATCACCCCCAAAACTACTAACTGCGCTTACAATATCTCCTACCGCTTCACCTGCCGCTGGTAAATTAATGGATCTTATAGCACTGCCAATGCTGTCTGCACTAGTGGCTCCAGCTAATGCGCCAGCTAGATTGCTGGCAGCTCCGAATCCGTTTGTCACCGCGCCAATAGCATTTTGTGAAGAAGATAGTGCAGAATTTAAATCAAAGGCCATAATAATATTCCTGTTTTGGTATATTATTTATTTGACTTTATTAACTGCGTAGTTTATAATATCATGATAATAGGAATGAATCAATGACCGTCAAAGTTAACTACCTAAACAACAAGGATATGTTGTTAGAAATACACAGATCAAAGACTAGTTATTGCGTGTTTGAGCAACCAGAATATCATCAATACGATTTAATCGTACCGGGTATTGACAAAATCAATATTAGAACCATAGCAGAAGCCAAGCGCAACAAGGCCAAGAGGCTGGGTGATCAAGACTATGCTAGCCGTAAAGCCGGTGGCGAAAAGGTTAAACAAGCAGACTGCGAAGTTGACTATAAAAAAATTACCAAACAAGAACTGATATTCCGTGTAATGAGTTTTGATCACATTCCATTGAATAACACTCGTAAAAAGAATCCTAAAAGTCTAGCAGATCATAGAGATAAAGTTAACTTTCCGCCATTCCAACATTGGAAGTTTAATGACAAAGATACACTAGTTTGTGTAGGTAAGAGCCATTGGAGGGGCCCGTTAGACACAGGGCACTTTGATAAAGATGCGGGCCAAATTACTCCAACTCTAGCTAGAATGATGTTAAAGTTATGTGAAAGATATGCTACTCGCGGCAACGTGCGTGGCTATACCTACAACGATGAAATGAAGGGCCAAGCTATTCTACAGCTAACACAGATTGGGTTACAGTTTGACGAGAGCAAATCAGACAATCCGTTTGCCTATTTTACTGCAGCCGTGACTAATAGCTTTGTTCGTGTTATTAATATTGAAAAACGCAATCAAAACATACGTGATGATATCTTAGAAATTAATGGTATGAATCCAAGTTACAGTCGTACTGGTGCCGCCGATCATGCTAATGCCGTTAAGAGATTTGAAGGAGAAAGCTCAAGTGAATAATCTGTTTAAAAAGATTGCCTGTTTTACAGACATTCACTTTGGATTAAAATCCAACAGTTCAGTACACAATCAAGATTGTGAAGATTTTGTAGATTGGTACATTGCTAAAGCAAAGGAGGAAGG